CAAGAGAATTTTACTCCTGAGGAAGTGCGGGCATATGATCAAGCATTAGAAGCAGGAAATTTAAATAATATTAACTTTGCATTACAAGCATTATATTATAGGTACACAGACGCAATGGGATCTGAAGGAGAATTAGTCCAAGGTAAAGCATCTACTACAGTGGATGGGTTTAGAAGTCAACAAGAGGTTGTCCGTGCTATGGCTGATCCAAGGTATGATAATGACCCTGCCTACCGTAAAGATGTTTATGATAAATTAGAACGATCTAACATTCAATTCTAAGGAGAATTATTATGGCAATGGGTTTCGATCCAGATGATACTACTAATGTTGCAGATAATGGTGTAACTTATGTAGTACAAGCAACTGGCAACAGCTGGTTCCTTGCACCTTATCGCGAGCAAGGTAGTATAGCAAGCTATGAACATGCTAAAGTAGCACCTAAAGGCGTAGAAAGTCTTAATGCTTCACCACCTAATACAGGAACCGGTGCAACTGGTTTCGATATAACACCACCTACTACCACTCGTCACCTTTATACAAGTCAGTACGATTAATGCCTAAAGGAAAAGGTACCTACGGTACAAAGAAGGGAAGGCCCCCTAAAAAATAAAATAGTATAGTGGCGACCTGACCTATCATCCTCGCCCGGTACATTTATTCTAACCCCTAATGCCTAATAACATTCATGCAACTGAGCCTCAGGTAGAAGTAGTTGATGTAAACTACTATGAAAATGCAGAGCGTGTCAACGGACAGCTTGCTATGCTTGGGTTCATTGCAGCACTCGGTTCCTATATATTTACTGGACAGATTATACCTGGAGTATTCTAGGTAACAATGGCGGCTCGATAGTCGAATCAGAAGAAGCCACCTCACACCACGTCCGTTCATTCTTCTTATGAAGAACGCATGAAACCACATCATGGAACGGGGGTGTGGTACTGGAGTATTAACAATGACTGTTAAACTAAGGTATCGTGGTGT